TCTACAACAGAGTTGTTTAGACGCAACAATTCGATGAAGTTCTTATCAGTATCATCAGCAATTGCTTTCTTAACAAGCTGTGTCTTAATTCTAAACCTATGTGAACCTGGAGCAGAGTAGTTAGATGATCCAATCGCATTATCCGTTAAGGATGGATCGTCTTCTGGGGTGATGATAGATTCTGATACCTCAAACCCCACCCTGTAGGATGGATTGTTGGTATACTGATCAAGAATAATATAAGCAGAGATGATGTCAACAAAGTGACCACGGATGAAATAGACTCCTTCATTGATATATGCTGTGGAACCAATTCTTGCAGACTCAACTGGTAGTAACTGTGACCATGGAGATCCAATCTCAATCAAAGTATTACCAAACGTTAATTCTTCTTCACAAATTAACTGTTCATTGTTCTGGAATACCTTTGTAGAAGTATCTGAAGTTGTGTCACCAGACTCAATATACTTCAGATAGAATGTAATATAACCAGCAGTTGATTCAGTAGCAGGGATAGAGAAGAGAACCTTAGCCTTGATGCCAGTGGTTAGACCCTCAACAATCTTTCCGTGTAACTGAGTACGATAAGTCTCAACGTCAACTCCTAAAAATGCCTGCTGTATAAGAACACAGTGTACATTAAGGTCATATCCAATCTGTCCAGGAATGACCATAGCACCTTCTTTAAATAGGTGCTGCCCCATTGCTTCGACCTGATTCTGCAGAATCGATTGCATAGTGGTAAGTTCTCTCGCCTGGATTGGGAATCCTGGTCGGAAGAGAACTCTATAAAAGTTTTTGTCTTTACTGAAATCGTCAAAATATGGAGCGATATTCAGATTAGTATTCTGTGGCATCTCTTTAGAATTCGATTACGATCTTGATATCTTCGATTTGGTCACCAGCACGAGAAATTGCTCCTCTGTTGTCTATGTAGATGATCTCACCAGAGTTAGGTTCGATCTCAGGTTTGGCATATCCGTTGGTGAATGACATACCAAGGTCATATTCAGTGTTATTAATAATACGTGTGGAGGCTCCAGATACAATTGGGAAGTTGATGTCTGGGTCAGCAGATGTACCAGAAGTAGCACCTACGACAGGGTTACCACCCTCAAAGTCTGTTAAGTTACCAGTGATCTCAGGGAATACACCGTCAACTCTGTTCTGATAGTATTTAAGAACTTTAGTTGTGTCATTCCATGAAATGACCCGACCTCTAGCAGTCACTTGCTGACCACCAACAGTACGGGACTGGGTTACAATTTCATCAGTTTGGAACTGTCCTGTGAAAGTAGGACTGAAGATAACAGCATTAGTTCCTGATAGGGTAATAGCAGAAGTAAGTTCTGTAGTACCATATTGCTTAGGATTGATTACCAATCCAATACGACGATAGTCATTATCTGTAGGGAAGTCACCTGATCCTTCATCGTAGGTGAACTTCGTGTTAATCATAACTCTATAACCACCCAACTCAGAGTCTGGTTCAGCACCATGACCACTGTCAGGAGGAATAATAACATCGATAGAAGCACCAGTACCTGTACCAGCACCAATACCATTCACTTCATCAATAATAATCTTACCAAAGTTATATCCAGATCCACCAGATGTAACAGTAGCAGATACAACTCTACCACCATCAACCACTAGTGATACCCTTCCACCTACACCATCACCTTTAATAGGTACGTTCTCATAGGTTCCGTTGTTATATCCAGTACCAGATGCCTGAATAACAACACTATCAATCTCACCACCAACTGCATCACCAGTAACAGCAACGTCGCTGAGAACAGGCATGTAGTCGTTTGAGAAGAATTTTAAGACCTGACCAACAGGTATAGTATAAAGATACTTCCAACGATAGCCATCGGAGGTAGTGATAATACTTGTGGAAGTGCCTGTCGGCTCCACTGTCGAAGGTTTACCATTGGGATCAGAAGGAGATGTGCCATTATATATGCACTTATATACTTGGTATTGACTGTTAACTACGTAAAAGTCAGCATCATATAGTTTAGTAGCACCAGACGATGCAGTCTTAGTAGAACTGTAGTCGTGACGGTACATGTCGTAAACATAACCTAAACCACCAGTAGTTTGTTCTGGGGGTGTCCAGTCGATACGACGTACAACCTGAACCGTGTCGTTAGCAAGAACACGTTTCATTGATATCATATCAGAGAAAGTGTCTGAAAACTCTTGGAATGAATCCACTGGAGTAGGTGGTGCGTTCTCGTTATCCCACTCTTGTGGTCTACCGATGAAAACATATAACCTGTCCCTAGAGGTTCCTGCCACGAGGTCGGACTGCGATGGGTCGGCACCCTCTAGAGACTTAATAAATCTCTCCGCAGTAAAAATTCTAAATTGATCTGTGAGAAGTGCCATTACGCTTTAATACCTTCCTTATATTTAGTAAACTTATTCTGGTTCGTTTCTAACTAGGTTAGTGAACTCCTGTTTCCAGAATACAGCAGTTGCACCCGATCCTCCACCAGTAAGTGTGTCGGAGGTGGTAAACTTGTAGGTATTGCCATTATTAGTTAATGTATCTACCTCTAATTTGACATAACCAGTTGCATAATCATTATCAAATGAAACAACTTGGGCAGTCACTCCAGTAGAGTTACCCGTTATTGTTTCACCAATCTGATAGTTAACACTATTCCATGACTTCGCAATGATAATGGCAGTTCCGTTGTGTGCTATACCATCAGCAAGAGCACCAGCAGCAGACACAGTAGAGACTAGTGGAACTAAGTTAGAATCATATAACTGATCACCCTGTTGGAACAGAGTTGTGTTCTCACCACCTATAGTTTCCTCAATACCATATAGAGATGATGCAATACCACCATCTAAACTAATTTCATCAGCAAAGTCTGTATCAGTATTTACCAGGTCAATGATGCCATCACCAGCACCATCCAATTCATCGTTATCTTCGAAGACAAATCCAGTTAAGGTACTAATAGGATCTTCGAAAGTTATAATAACACCATTAACATCCTCAAGTAGGACGTGTGCTGATACACCAGTACCAGAAGAACTAGCAACACCAGCAATAAACTGAATCACAGCAGTCTTTTCATTAGAACGACCACCATCTATAAATGCTAATTCATCAACTTCGAATGTTACGAATAGTTCTCTAGTTGCAGGGTTCCAATCATATACTATGGCAACCTTATTGGACTTATCCTCTTCTACTCTTCTGAGTCTGTCTGACACAGTAAAAGCATATCCAGATATACCACCCTGATCTGCCAGAGTATCCAATACAACCCTTTGGTCATAACGGAAGTTAATACCTCTAGTACATCCAGTAAAACTATTAACAGTCTTACCAGTATATCTAATGATCTCTCCACCTATTTGGAACTTACCAGAACCTGAATATGCATTAGTTGTCTGTACATAGAAAGTCTGATCTGATGCAGTAGCATTACGGATAAGACCTGTCAGGTTGTATACTGTTCCCTCTAAAGAGGTTCTATTTCTCTGTGTCCTGATTAAGTTAGTATCCCTAGTAAAGATAACACTTGGTGGGTTAACATATCCACCACCAGGATTGAGTATGTCAATACTTGTAATAGCACCGAGGTTAATCTTAGCTTCTGCCTCAGCACCTGATCCACCTCCACCAATTAACTGAATAATAGGAGGTGTCTCAAAAAATTCTCCAGCATCACTGATATTGATATTGGTAACACTACCAAACTGTTCTACCTCAGCAACACCAGTAGCACCGTCTCCTCCACCTCCACCAGAGATGACAAGAGTAATATCTTCTGCAGTATAGTTTCTTCCTTTTGCTTCGATAGCAAGACCAGTAACACCACCAGTGACAGGAACTAGTTCTGCACCAGATCCACCACCACCAGCAATAGCAGCAGTAGCACTAAAATATCCATCACCAGGTTGATTTACCTGTAGGTGGGAAAGTCCCCCAGTACCATCATCCTTAAGGAATATATTTGCATCCCCTTGTACAATGCCAGGATCATCACTATCAATAATTAATCTTAATGGATCATATCCTTCACCAGGATCTACAACGTCTACTGATAGAAGATCACCGTTAACACCAATATTTGCACGAAGTACAGCGTCCCTTATAGGTGTACCACAATTTGCGATACTAAGTCTAGGAGGATCATTTGGATCATAATCCTGTCCAGGGTTAGTAACGATTACATCTTTAACACCATATACACTGTTAAAGACTGGTTCGATTGTGGCTCCACTTCCAGGGACTGTTCTTGTCATCTTATGCTATTGTTATGGTACCCATCATTGCTGAATGTAATTCACACTGATAGACATAAGTCGTACCAGCAGCAACGGTCATAGGTACTGTGTATGTTGTAGTGCCATTAGACATTGCGTTCACACCATCGGTAACTGCAGCACCACCTGAAGATACACGTAGCTTCAGTGGGTGATTAGCACCAGTAGTATTGTATAACTTATAAGTATGTCCTCTAAAGAGAACTAAACCAGGATTATCTGTCCCAGAATCAACTCCTGGACCTGACACCCGATATATCATATCGCTAGGTGCAGTAAATGAATAGAAGTATACAGGACCATCTCCTACTTCCCATGCATCATTCTCACCATCATAATAAATTGATTTACCTTCCAAAGTATTTGATGGAAGTAATCTGGTAGAAGTAATACTCAGTGTGGATCCTGATACCGAAGTAGTAATTCCATTAGAACCTTCTATTGCAACAGAAGCAGTGGAAGAATTTGACGTATAAGATCCACTGTTACCAGTAATTGTCTGTAGAACATTCTGTACGATGTTAGGTGCATCGTTAGTAATGGTAATAGTATTGGTACTTAAGTTTGTACTGATACTAGCACCACCTGCAATAGACAAGGTGTCTGTAGCTACAGTAGCAGAAGTGCTACCATTATCTGCAGAGAAAGTTGAGAATAGATTCTGATCAGGTGCACCAAGTGCTCCTGTCATGTCTACAGTAAGAGTATCGCCAACAAGAGTGGTGGAGATATTAGTACCACCAGCAATAATGAGAGTATCGTTAGCTGCGGAAGCAGTTGTTGTGCCAGTGTCAGCGGTAACTGTTTCGAATAAATTCTGTGTAGTACCTCCTCCACCTCCAGATCCTTGTTCGTCATTCGCTGGCTCCCATTTTGTAGTACTCGCATTCCACTTTAAAACTTGCCCACCTGAAGGACCACCGTTCACAGTGGTGTCTACATCAGACAGGATATTAATACTATCGTTTACATCTACTAATTGGATCCAATCAGGATCATGAGCGAAGTGTGCCTTTCCAGTGTCATGTGTATGTGCAAACATACCATGGTGGTTAGTAGCATTTGGTAGAGCAGCAGCATTTGCATATGGTGCATACCATTTAAAGTATCCATCAGCACCATCAATATAAGTGTATGCTGAACCTGATCCACCACCCCAAAGTTTAATATCACCAGTACCAGTCTGCTTAACTACAATATCATCTGTACCGTCACAAATTATCTGATGAGCATTCGTATCTAAATTCGCACTTAAAAGATTAAAGTCTGCACCTCGGAATGCAGGAGTTGGTGTACTACTCCATTTAAGTACTTGTCCATCCGTTATACCAGCAGTGATATCTATATGGATGTCCGTGTCATTACCTAATTTCTGATATAGTTCGTCAAAGTTGGCATTATACTTGATAGCACCGTCCCGCAGGGTGTCACCTGTGCCATCATTTGCCGAAGAACCGATACCAACTAGCTGTTTTGCCATGTTTCTACAGTTTGTACAGTGTTATTTAGGTGGCATCGAAGGTGATACCAGTAGTATCGAAGGTAGCATTAGTACCATCGAAGTTCTCTGCTTGCTGACCACCGCCTCCACCAGTTACGGTGAGAGTAGCAACGTCAGTTGTTAGAGGAGAGTTCTGTGCAGCAGGTGCACCGATTGGTCCCTCAATTACACATCTGAATTTGTATCCAGACATATATGACAACGCAGTGAAGGTAAGACTATTAGCAGTAGATCCTGTAAGAACAGCGAATGAATATCCACCGTCTGTAGATCTGTACCATTGATAAGTCTTAGGTCCATCCTCAGGACTGATAGAGGCAGTAATCGTAAATGTAGCTGTTGTACTTTGAGCAACAGTAGCATTCTGTGGTTGTGCACCAATCAGAATAGTAGCAGGTGGAGCCTCTCCTCCTCCATCACCACCGTCTCCTGGAGGTGCAGCAGCACCATCATTGGCTGGTTTATTGAGAGTTTCACGAGAAGTAGTTCCCATCATATAAGGGAACTGTGGATCTAATGCACCTTCATTACCTTCTTCAGTTGCTAAGAAGTATGCATATGTTCCTGTAGGATATTCTGGTGTTACACAGAATCTTCCATTATGGAAATCAAGAACACCAGTACCTTCTGCATATTCCCAATCCTGCATCAATGATCCAGCAGGAGGGTTGGCAGTAGTATTACCGTAAGTAGGTCTACCTGGTGCTTCTTCGGATCTAACTCTATATGAACTACTTGCTAAAATTTTAGATGATGAATTGTCCCATGGATTAGAGTAAATATACGGTCCATATACAGGGAAACCATCAAACGAAACACCAATTATCTTAGAATGACCGTCTGGATGTCTTAAATTATCACCATTAAACTGACTAGAACCATAGTAATCATTATATCCTGCCATCACAGCATTATTCTGCCAACACTCTAGGAAATGTGTGTCGTGATAGTGATACTGTCCTGTATTCTCTGGGTGTCCACCACATGAATCATCTCCAAAATCTACAGGAGAGTCTTCATAATGTGCATTCCACTGAAATCCTGTTGGTGGGTTACCACCTGCTCCAGCACTAGGA